TTCACCGATAACTCAAGCCCTCGAGGCCTGAGCCGTCTGCGCTTCGCGATCTGGAACGGTATCGAGGATGCTCGCATCGAGCATGCTGTGATCTCTTCCGGTAAGGCACAGGGTGCGCGTTCGTCGTTCAAGCGCTTGCTGTCTCGCTTCACGATCGACGTCGACCGTAATGGCTTCAACCCGACCAGCATCAACAGCGCGCCGTTTGCGCTCGCTCTGATCTGTCGTGCTGCCTACGGCGATGGCAACGGTTACGCCAAGCGCCTGCTTGATCGTATTCCGGAGCCAAAGCGTTCTATCTACGCCAAGGTTGCTGATGCGATGGCCGACCTTCCGCTGGACCGTTCTGGTACCACCGAAACGTTGGTTCTCGCTAGGCAGTTCTTGGATGACTGGGGCGCTGTCGACCCTGAGTCACTCACCCAGTCCGCTCCCCCGGTTCCGCCTGAGTACGACGAATCCGACGATGAGTCACAGGATGACGACTCGCAGGATTCTGACGACGGCTTGTTCGACGACGATGACGACGAACAGCAGGAACAGCAGGAACAGTCTGGCTTCGGTCAGTCCGGCGACTCGGATGAGTCCGACGACGATGCCGATGACGATCTACTGCAGGCCCTGCAGGAAGCTGCCGAACAGTCTGAGGAGGACGCCGACAATCAGGTCGACACCTCAGCGTTCAACGTCTCCGAGGATGATGATCCCGACGACGGCGCAGCATCTGGCGGCGAAGGTGCCGGTTCTGGTGGTGCTGGCGAGTTGCAGTTCAACGACGTCGAGGACGTGTTGGATGAGGCTCGTCTCGCCAACCCGGAGCCGAACATCGATGACGTGTTCGAGGCTGTTGGCAAGCGCACTAAGGATGCGATCACGCTTCCTACTGTTTCGCCTGCGACTCGTTCGCTGATTCGTAACTGGACCAAAATGGCCGACGACGAAAAAGCGCAGCGCCGTAACTTCCGCGCTTTCGAGCGTTCGTCACTGCCTGCGTTGCGTGCCCAGTTGTACCGTGTTCTCAAGGCCCCCGAAATGCAGGGCTGGGATAGCGGCGCACTCGGCGGTCGTTTCGACGGCAAGCGCACCTCTCGTCTGCTTGCTGGCAGCGAGTCGGTGTTCAAGCGTCGTTGGCTGGCTGAGGGTATCAACACAGCTGTTTCGGTTGTTGTTGACCTGTCCGGCTCCATGAACGGTGAGCGCATCAAAACTGCGGTCGACCTTGCATGGACCATCGCATCAGCTGCCGAGCAGGCGCGTGCGGATGTCGAGGTTGTAGGGTTTACTACCAAGCATGCCGGGTACCAGCGTGGTGCCGCTGACATGTCTGGTAACTACCACTACGGCATCGGCTCGTCGTACGACAACGCCAACTTGGTCGTCGCCAAGCGTTTTCAGGATCGCATGTCGACTTGCCCTACCTACTTCCGCGCAATGAAGCGTCTGGCTTCTGGCGGCACCCCTGACTACGCTGCACTGCGCAGTGTGGCTGAGGGGCTGTCCACCAAGTCAGCGCAGCGGAAGCTGGTGATCGTCATCACTGACGGTTTCGGGTATGCCGATTCGGTCAAGCGTTTGACGCAGGTCAGCTACGACCTGTTCGGTGTCGACATTGTCGGCTTTGGTATCGGTGTCCACTCCGAGTCATTCGCGTCTGCCTACTCTGTCGGCGCCGCGATCGGCTGGAATTTGGATAACCTACACAAAACCGCTTTGAAGTCTGTGGCTAAACAGCTGGAAGCGCGTGATCTCCGTCGAGTTGCGTGAAAAAGGCTCCCCGGGTTTGATCCCGGGGGGCAATCACCATAGGACTAGAGAACACACCCCAACCGAAAGTGTCAGCTAGGAGGCTGACTGTTAGGATGTCCTTATGAAAACTTACTTACTCGAGCGGCCCGGTTTGCCGCCGCTCAAAATCGAAGGCGAACTTATGGGCGAGGCGACTCGCTCTGTCGACAAACGCTACTACCACGTCAGGCTGTTTACGACCGGCGGGATCTCCAATCAAAAGGAGGTCATCGCCGTCACGTTCAAGTCGGACTGGGAGCGGGAGTCGGAATTCCACTGGGTTGCTGCTGGCTCGACGACTGAGGTCGGGGAGCAGATCTCCGGGTGGGATGTGGTACCTGCTGGTGTAGGCTTTCCTACTGGAGAGCGCTATGCCGAAAAGCAGGATCGTTTGGTCAAACAGTTGAAGGTCGCTTTCGCTCTGGCGATCAGCGATGCCTACAAGGATGCTGGATTGTTTGACGAATTTTAGAGGCACGTACCCCACGAAGGGGTGCGCATGTAGTAATAGTTGTGTAGCACCTTAGGCGAATCTTAGCAGTCCCTGCGAAGCTGTCACTACTACATGTAGTACTGCCTAATTTTTTTAATCAAACTCATCCGTCATCTGGAACGTGACTTCTCTCCGGGCTGCCCGGAATGCGTCGTCTGCGATCTCCTTCGCCAGTTCGATGCGCTTCACCCACCAGTCCTGAGAGGCGTCTTCTTTTAACTCCATCATGTCCATGCGCCACTGCCATGTCGGTCGGAACTTCCCGGTCCCATCGCAGTGGTCGCATTTCCCTTTGCGTTTCTCCACGTGTGCGTCAGCTGTTGTGTATGTGTACAGCTGTTGCCCGGTCCCATTGCAGGTCTTACAGATCCTGATCAACCATTCGCGGAGTGCCTGCTTGGCAGCGATCTCTGCGCATCCCTTGCTGCACCCCATCTTTTTGCGGTTGCATGCCTTCTTCAATACCCGAGTCAACTCCACCACTGCTGGCGAGAATTCTTCGAGGAATCCTGCCGACGCAATACTTTGTAATCTCTGGCCCAGCTTCGATGCGAATGCCAGCGACGCAATCAAATCAGCATCGATGTGATACGCGTCGTTCTTTAGGTTCCCGCTGTTGAGTGCTTTTCCAATTCGCTCACTGCTTGTCATTGTTGTTCTCCACGATGATCACGTCACGCATCATCGAAACGAATTGATCCAACCGAATCATCACCACTGGTCGCCTGTCACCATCGACCCGAACAATCGCAATCGGGATCTCATCTTCACCCGCACCGGTCTCGCATTGCTCCATGAACTTCATTCCAGCGAATCCCTTGCGTCGCTTCACCTCGATACGAAATGGCGGAACGCTGATGTCCTCGCCACTGTCTCGAGCCTGCCCCAGCTTTCGCTGCACAACTGTTCCCAGCTGTTCTGACAGATAGTTCGCGATCTCTCTCTCGGTTGTTGCGCCCCGAGTTCTTTGTAGCTTTCCCATCATCCTTCCTTTGGTTCGCTGTTTGCAGTCACAGCACCGGACTCGAACAGCCATGCAACTGTTCGACGATGTGCTTCATCCCAGAAATACGCGCGCTGTTCTTTGGTTCCACATGCACCCGAGTCAATCATCGTATGGCATGCGTAGCAGAGATAAGCGATTCGATAGTCGTGTGCCTTGATCCCTGTGCCCTTACCGTCACGCTGCTGATTGCTGTGTGCAGCGACAACTGTTCCATCGTTGTGCTTGCCGCAGTACATGCACTTGGGACAGTGCTTCGCCAGCTGTAACAGTTTCGGGTTGCGGTAATTCATAGCGGATTGTTGAGCGATGCTCGGTATTGCTCGTATGGAATCTTCACCAGCATGACGAAGCGCTGCTGATTGTCAGCAGACTGATCGATCTCCGACCGGCTCTCCATATTCAACATCTGCAACATCCACTTCTTCGCTGTTTCTTCGCTGTCGACCTTGTCGAAGCTGCGCTCAGAAGCCCAGTACCAAAACTCGGGATCTCTGCAGTACAAGAACGCCAGCTGCGACAGTCGCATCTGCTGTTTAACAGGCTGTTCATCCTCATCTAGCTGAACAAGTACGCACATGAAGCGCTGCCCTGCCCGTTTGCCAGACTTAATCGTGAAGTCCCTGAATGGATGTGACTCCGCGTCGTTGTCGAGCAGGAATGTCACGGTCCTGCCGCGCGTTGAAGACTCTGCCCATTGCAGTAGCATCAACTCCCCCTGAAACGCGATGATCTCTTCGCTCATATAACCTCCTTAATGCAGCATCTCGTCCGAACTCGTCGGCATCTCAACACCGCTCTCTGCTAGTGCTTCATGCAGGCCCTCGATAAACGTCGACATGCGACGCACGGCCTGCGCCCCTTCAACGATTGCAGCCAACGCATCCATGATGAGGTTCGCGTGAACCGGATCGTTGTCCTCAGTCAGGTTGTCCGCATACGCCTCGAGTGCTTCAAGAAGAAGATTCATCCGAGGCGTAACTTCTAACGTGTCTTCTTCATCACTCATGAATCTCCTTTGTAGCGCGTCATTGCTCTACGCCTTTCTCCAACAGTCATTGGCCGCTGTTTCTGCTGTTTCTTGCTGACCGCATAGGTTCCAGAAACGTTTGGCACAACGTGGTTGCCGTCAGACTTCTCACCAAACTCAATTCCATCAGCCGCGAGGTACATAACCTTCGACCCCGGAAACTGCTTGCGTAGCGTGTCGACAAACTCGGAGAACTCGGGATGGTTCTCGCGTATTTGTTTCAGCTGTTCTAGCTGTTCAGGTGTGAACTTCATCGTTCCCTTTCTCTTGGTTGAGTTGATCGCTGTATGCGCACTCGAAGTACATCAACCAGCTTTTCGGTATGTGGTTTCGTTTCTTCCACTCAGATACCGATGGCGGTTTGATCCCACAGATTCGAGCAGTAGCAGCAACGCCGCCGAGCCGCTCGATGACTTCATTCGCTTCCAAGTTCAACATCGTCTTCTCCTTCAATCGGCACATCCTTGATGACCAAGGTTGCCTTTCGCTTAAATGACGGCGGGTCCCATGAGTAGTTCTTCGCCGCATACGTATCCCTGAAACTGTTAGCACCGGGTGCCAACCACAGGGCCACCTTCCCCTCCCAGTCGTAGTGCCGTTGTTTAACCCACGCCAGCACTGCGTCAGGAAGTTTCTTGGTTTCTTCAAACTCTTCTGGCTTCATCTTGTTGTCAGCCAGCTTCTTTTCTTTGATCCGGTTGCGCCAAACGATCGCGACGTTGTCCACCAAGTCGGTGACGGATGAACTTCCCTTCGCATCAAACTTGTTGGGCATGCTGAGTTCGTCGTCCTTCTTGCGGACGTGCGCAATCAGGTGAACGTGCATGCCGGTGTCCTGCGCAATCGAGCAGACCTCATTCACGAAGTTCTTCTGGCCGTTGTAGTCGTCGTCGCCCTTGACCACCTTCATCATCGAGTCGACGAAGAAGTGCTGGACGCCGAGAGAGTCGCGGGCATACATCATCACGCCGCGCAATGTCTCTGGATCGCAGATGCCCTGTTGGTCATAGACCCAGAGCAGATCGTCAGTCCAGTTGTGAAAGCGCCTTATGTAATCGACGGATGGATTGCCAGTGCCAGCAGACTGCTTGACCATGCGCGCCATCGTTGCTGCGCCCTTCATTTCAAACGACGCAATGCACACCTTGATGTTCTGCACGAGTAGATGCAGGCCAACGTGCGAGGTGATCAGCGTTTTCCCATGACCGTTGATACCCAACCAGAGCGTGACTTCACCCGGGCGCATCTGGAAGTTGTCTCCGACACGCGGCCAAGGCGTCACTGGGCTGTTATTTGCGACCTCACCGTAGATGCGGTCGATAACTTCATCGATAAAGTTGGAGGCGGGCACTACCTTCTCGGTGCCCTCCGATTCCAAAAGGTATTGTTTGAAGTCAATAGAATCTGGAATCAGTTCCACCTGTTACCTCCTTAAACCAGCGCGACCAATCGGGTCGCATGAACTTCAATATCGGATCGCGGTCCAGATACCACCGCAGTCCGCTATAGCCGCACAACCCATCGAGGTAGCGCAGCACGCTGGCTTCAGTCGGCAAATGAATTACGGTCTCGCCATCTTCCTTGTCGGCAAACCACACATCGACATGCGCCTTTGCATACGACGCAATCGCTAACAGCTGTTTCTCATAGTCGGGCAATCGAGAATCCCAAATAACAATGACCTTGAGGTCCTTTAGGAATCGCCAGTCGTACGTTTTGCCAGACTTGGCGAACACTACTGGGGAATAACTGTAGTTCTTCCTAATGTAGGAAACCAGAATGTCATTCGCCGGAGTCATCCCGGCGATACGAGCATTGAGGATCTCGCGCCCGCCTTCTGGCAAATTCACAGAGCGTCATCCCACGGAGTCGATTCGCTGGACTCTGCAGGGTCGTCGAGGTATCGCTTCTGTCTCAGGTAGGTTGTTGGATGCGGAACGTAGCCATCGATCCACTGCTTGGTGTTCTTGCGGCGCTCAACGTCTGCAAGAATATGGTCCACAACAGTCGAACAGTTGTCGCGCTTCCAGATCGAGAGCGCAGTCTGCTTGGCTTCTTTGGATGGGTACGCCGCCCAGAATTTATCGAATCCATCGGCGCTTCCTTGGACCAGTTCTGACTTCTTAACCTTGAAGGATTTCATCAAGAAGTCGGCAACCTGAATCGCTTGGTCGCGGGAAATCTCAATCGTGATCGTGTCGTCTTTGTGGTCACCGAAGCGCTGACGGATTACTGCTAATCCAGCAGCGTGATCAGCTTCAATGCTGATCGGCAAGTGCATCAATACTGCCATTCTCTTGTCCCTGATCGTTGTTGTGTTGTTTTTTGTATGGATCTTATGCTTTTATGCGAATATACCCATTCAACATACCGGCGTCAATACCATAAGGTGTTGCACGGCACACAAAAAAACCACCAAAGAGGTGGCTTCGTACTCTTTTAGGAATTGTTGATCTAAGTTTTCGGCATCTATCTCTATAACTGCTATAGCTACTATTAACTTCTATAGAGTACTGCCCTGCACCAGAAGCGGAGCGGACCTAGCCTATCCTAGGTCCCTTCACGCAGCTTGCACCGTCAGCATCGCTACGACCCGACAGCCTTGCGCGCTCTGGGGTGCTGT